ATCTACGGCAAAAGTTCTCGGATAATTTTGGCTAGCAATAATCCCGATTAAACTCATTATGCTATATCTCCTACGACATACCAAGTGTCGGTAGCAACCTTGATACAGGAAGCAGCCGAGAACTGCGCTCTTAACTTAGGAGCTGTGGCAGTTGATCCAGTTGATGAGATTGTTGTTGTTCCCGATGTCACCGCTTTAATTGTTGTTTGACCTGCTCCGATTTGGATAACATTAATAATCGTGCCAGTCGGGAATGCAACATTGGCATTCGTTGGAATTAAAAAATCATTAGCACCAGCAACAGACATCGTGACAAGTTTTTGATCTGCATCGGCCAGCACCACTGTATAAGTTGCAGTTTGTGCATTTAAGGTGACTTTGCTTCCTGCTGCATAATCGTATGACAAAGTCAATGCGCCAGATGTCCCACCGCCTGTTAATGGGCTATTTGTATTCACCGCCGTTATGTCGCCCACATCGTTAGTTATCCACACAAAGTCCATGTTTGTATTAGAATTTTTAGCCAAGATTTGACCCGATGTGCCGCCTATTAGGTCACCCAATGCAGTATCTACTGCCTGACCAAAGACTTCAAAGTCTGCTGGCAGGTCTTTAACGAGATCGGTGTTGGTCGGCATTTGCCAGCCAAAGTTGCTAGTCGGGTTAGCCATCTGTTCTCCTTACGCTACGACAAAGGCATTCTGCCATTGAAGTGTATTAGATACGGTCTGCCATTGCTCCGCGACACTCACGGACTGCCATTTCTCTGCAACCGTTGAGAATGAGACTGGCGAGAGCAAGACATTGATTTGCAATTTGTTGAAGCTTGATGTAAATGTCCAGCCCTCGACATAGCCTTCAAATTGTGAGCCCATATTTACAGGCAGGTCAGTTATACGCAAAGGCAAGCCCATAAAGACTTCCAGCAATACATCGCGCTCAGCATCGCTCAGCATTGGATTTGTCAGCTCATAAGTCACTTGATCAAAGAAGGCATAAGGATAGGCGCGCAAATCAAGATAGAACTGTGCCTGATCTTCGGCATCAACACCATTCTCTAGCGATGTGCTAATGCTTTGCGCTAAATTGCCGTATTCGCGCACCGAATCTAGGTCTTCGGCTGATTCTTGCTGATTGTTTTTATAACTAATTGTAATTTGATTTCGCACATCGCCAGATCGCGTGACTGTCTTAACCCCTTGATAAATGGCATCTCCGACAAGTATCTCCTTATAGCCATTTGTGGCTAGGTATAAGCCGCGATGTGTGCTGTCAGCATATGCGATGCGCCCTTGAGCATCTTCATACAATTGACCGAGACCGCTACTGGCTAAGGCGCTTACTAGGGCATATACGGTAGTAGTTGATGCGCTTCTTGCCGTCAGCTCATAATCCCCGGGCTGATCTATCTCGCCCAGCCCAGTATTCTCAGCATCTTGCCATTGCTCAGTGGCAGGTTGATAAGCTTGCCAAGTAATAGCGGCAGGCACTTCAGCCCAAGAGTTTAAGAATAGATCGCTGAGAATGCTATAAATCTGATTACCGTCAAAGTCTTTGACCAATACGCCTTCAGTCAAAGTCCGATTTAATTTAGCGAGAGCGCCAGTTGCCACGATTTTGATGCTCTGCACGAACATGACCGAGCCAGCCGATTGAATGCCCACTTCAATATCGCTAATCGTGCCGCCGAATATAGGCACATAAGCGGCGGTAGAATCCTGCACCTCAACGGTCAGGCCATAGTTAATCTCTGGCGCTATCAGTGATCCATCGGAATTAATTAGGACTATGTTGCAATAAGAAGCTTGAGCCTGCTCATAGATATTTGTCCGACCTGAACTAATAGACATGCTTGCGAGCGTGACATTTGTATATTCAACGCCTTCAATCTTGATTCGCCAGACTGGCGACCATTGGCTCATGAGAGAATAGAGCCAGCCGCTAAAGTGCCGCGATAGAAGCTGTTATTCAAAATATCCACAATCTGTCTGGCGACCCCTTCTTTATCTAGCGCGCCAGTGACATTGATATTTAGATTGGTGACATTGCCGCCGCCCATTTTGTTATTCGGAATTATCACGCCATCGGTCTTTGGCACGAACATCTCAGCGCCGCGCTCTCCAACCACATAAGAAGTGCCTGCCTTGACTGGCCCACCTGCTGCTTTGCCACCGCCGAATAGACCGCTTACGACACTGCTGATTCCCTTAACTACTGGATTATTTTTAATTAAATCAATGAATTTTTTTAATTGCGTGTAAGCATCGCCGATGAATCCTGCAAGATTGCCAAAGCCTGAAACCAAAGTGCCTATGACTTTGCCAATTGCCTCAAGTGCAAGCTTGAATGCGCCACCAAGTATCGGCGCAACTTTGTCTCTAATAAATTCTGCAACGGCTTTAAGCACTGGCTTTAACTTATCAAAGCCTTCTCTATTGTCATCTACCGCTTTCTTAATTGTGTGAAATGCTTTTTTAATGCCTTCAAATGCTGGCGTTAGCACTGCCGAAATTGCGGGGATTACTGTTTCAGATACAAATCCCCACCAACTCTTAAATGCTGGCAATAAAACATCTCTGACAATAGTTATGACCCCATCGATTATAGGCTTCAACTTCGGGCCAATCTCATCGGCAAATGATTGAATAGCTGGAATGCCCTTATCGACAAAGGCCGTGATGACTGGCGTAATGCCGTCAAGAATAAATGAGCCAGCCGTTTCTTTACCTTCTTCAAATGCAACTTTCAACCTATCCATTTTGCCAGCAAAAGTATCGGCGGCCTCTTGAGCTGCGCCGCCAAATTCAGCAGTCAATTGTGGCATCAATTCTGCAAGACTTGCTGTGCTTGTTTTTGTGACTGTTGTTGAATTGCCTAATTTCTCTTGCGCCTGATTTAATGCCAAGGCCGCTTTCTCAACTTGCGGCGAGTGCATTCCATATTTTTGAAGAGCTTGATCGTAAGCCAATGTAGCTTTCTCGACCGCGTGTTTTTGCGCTGTGTTATCTTTTAATGCTGTTGTTTCATTTGTGACATCTATGCCCAATTTTTTTAATGCCGCACTATTGCCATCATTGGCTTTTGCTAAAGCGTTTGTGACCGCTTCTAATGGCTTGCCTGTTTGTGCAGCAATATCCATTGCTAGATTTAATAATTTTTGAGCATCTTCTGTGTTTTTTGTGCTTTGAACCAATCTGCCGAATGCTGGTCTAAGTTGATCATCGGCGACACCAGTAGCCAGAGAAGTTTTTGTAATATATTTCTCCATAGCCGCCACTGTTTTATCTGAAGCTCCTGCTACGCGCTCTAAAGTGCCTGCTAATGCTGCTTGAGCCTTTTCATCTTCAATTGCAGATTTAACGCCATCAATTAATAACTTGCCTGCATAGGCAGCAGCAGCAGCAGTTGCGGCGGCAAATGCTAAACCTGCCTTTTTGCCAAAATCTGCGACCTTGCTGCCAAAGCCTTCAACTTCTTTATTGCCATCGCCAAGCTTCTTTTTTAAATCATCAACATCGGCAAGAATCGACAGCTTAAGTGTTCTTGAGCCTGCCATCAATCGAACCTCTTAACTATTTGTGCAAATGAAGCTTCCCATTGTTGCACAATATACGCCTGCTCGCGGCGTAATGTCGGGAATATGAAATAACCGCGCGAGCCGCCGCCGTATCGACCAGACCATTCAGGGAACTGTTTAAACTTTTTTGATCCAAATTCAACACCGGGCCAAAGTTGTTGAGTAGTGCCGCCACCTGAGAATCTTTGTCGCGCAAAGCCGACTGACAACTCACCGATTCTTGATGACTTGGATACTGTGATGCCTTGCGCAACTCTTTGCGCTACTTGACCAGCTTTGTTGCGACTTGCAGCCGAATCAATAATTTTGTCTTTTAAGTAATTGGCTAAATTACTACCAACTTCTTTAGACTCAGTTATTGCTTGATCGTCCATTGCTTTAAATGCGCGCTTGATATTGGCAAGCTCTTTTTTATCATAAGCTATTGCATCACTTGCCATTGCGCTTCTCCAATATCTCCACAGCCGTCAAGATGTCTTCAGCCGATACCCATTCGCGCATCGGAATGCCAGTGGCGATTGCTAGTTCTAGAACTAGCCGTCCGACTGAGCCACTGGCGTGTCTTTTGGGCTTAGCTCATTAGGATCAATCTCCGCGACTGTCTCTAACCATGCCTCATAAGGTTTTAACGGTGAGCCAGCAGCTTCTCGCTTAAGAGCTGCATAAGCCAGAAACGCAAGGTCAGACATTCCCAGCAAGTCGTCACCCTTGATGTCTGTAATCTTGCGCCCTGTCTTTGTCTCCCATTTAACCC